AGATGCGCAGCTCCTGCATCGGCTGCACAAGATCTTTCGTCATGTCACCTTCACTGCACAATGCGAGGATCGTCGGCCAGTAGTATCGCATGCCGACACGAGAGTACTCTGTGTTGAGCATCGCGAACACTTTATTCACCCGGCCAAAGTCACGGGACACGTCACCACCGTTGTCGATCCAGCCATAGATACGCTGAACAATTTCAGGCGGTGCGTCCGGCTGTATCTCTATGATGCGCGGCAGGAGTATCGCGTTGCCGTGGCTCTGCAAGACAGCCTTGATCGTTTTGTTGTCAGGCAGGTTCAGTCCGAACCTGTGGTAGAGACTCTGCTTGAACATCAGCGGGGCGGTATCGCGAAACAAGTCCCGCGCCTCACGCGGCACGAACGTCGCAAGATACTCCTCGGTGGTGAGATGCAGCCCACCGACTTGGGTGCGACGATGGAACAGCGAGCGGACGTTGGATGTGATGCGTCCGAAGACAGTTTGATTGAATGCGGGCACTGATTATCTCCCCTGTGCTAGTCTGTGCTGCTGCGCTATCTGACTGAAGTTGCGCTGCATATCGTCGAACAGCCCCTTGATTGGGCCACGGTACAGATTGTACGTACCAGCTGCAGTGCTGCCCTCGCCGACATTGATGCTAACGCATTTCACGCCAGCATTACCGACATACATATTGATGATGATACTGCCCTCGTAGCTCTGTGCAGTCACATCCAGTCCAGTGTTGGCGTGACCCAAGCGCGTAGCCTTGCCCCGCCCACCTTGGACGGTGCCGAAAAACTCAGCCATGTTAGTTACTCCTGTGGGTAATGTTTAAGCCTGCATCGGGATGTCGACGACATCGCCGAACGGATACTTGACGCTATCGGGAGGAGTGATGCTTCCCCAAACCACCGCATACTCAGGCGATGCTTTCGGGAACGTGCCGTAGCCGTCGGTCAGGTAGACAAGCGCGTCCACATCATCCAGCCCCATTGCCTTCATCTCGTCGAACACCGGACAGAAGTTGGTGCCGCCACCGCCCGGTATACCTTGCTTGCGCAGATGATTGAGGTCTGCGGCTTCCTCGACTTCATCGACACGATGAACCTTAGCATCGCACCACATCACAACCATTCGCTTAGGCCGCACGTCCTCCAGAATGCCAGCCATCTCGGCGAAGAACATATTCAACTCCTGCTCGCGAATACTTCCAGAAGTATCAATCCCAATGACAACAGTGCCAGCACCAAAGCCGCTGCGTCCCGGTGCATAAATATCGCGAACAATGAGACGGCGATCAGGACGACGCCAATCGTTAGAACCACTTCCCACCTTCCTTGCAAAGATCGCAGCGATCTTGTCCTTCCAGTCGACCTTGGGTTCGAGGATCTCTCCCAGCAATCGGTCTAACCCCGCAGGTAACTTGCCCTGCAGCCTTGCGGAGTTGACGGCAGCAGCGATCTGCGTTGTCCACTCCACATCGTTGCGGTCGTTCGCAGCGTCCTGAGCATCCTTACCTTGCGAGGTACCCGGTTTCAGATGCTCGTCGAAGCCCTTGCCCTTGGTCGGCGGGCCGTCACCACCATCACCACCGTCACAGGGTTGATCGCCCGGCTTCTTGGCCTTCGGACCCTTGCCCTTGTTCTGCTTGAACAGTTTCTTGTAGGCGTCGATGACACTGTCTTTGGCAACAGCGATAGAAGGATCATGCAGCCAGTCCTTGTTGAACAGACCGACTTTGCTTTCGATCAGCATGTCGTTGATGACGTAGTCCGCCGCGACGTTCATGGTCTTCTGGTCATACGGCAGCGATGACCCGTCGGGGTAACTGACCTTGCCGCGACGATGGAAGCCGTGCATCAGGACGCAGTGGTTCAGGATGCAGTGCATGATCTCGTGGCAGCAGATGAAGATGCGTTCGCTGAGATTGTACTTGAAGAACGTATCCGGGTTGAGCAGAAGATTACTGCCATCAGTGGCGGCGATAGCCACATCGCGGGTGAACATCGCCACGTATTTGGTGTTGGCGTTGTCCAGCATCGAATAAAAGATGTGACCGAACGCGGGGCAATTCCAGATCAGCGCTACGCGCGTGTCACTCCACAGCTTCTCCTGCTGCGGCGTAAGCGTGCATGGCTCGGGTTTGGTCTTCTGCGGGAACGGGACGACGTTGCTCTTGGATGGTGCTACTGAAGTCATTAGTAACCTCCGTGGGTAAATAGGTTTGAATAAGCCAGTTGATCGCCAGCTGCGCTTCCAGTACGTCGCTGACGTAGATCGGTCCTTGCTTGGGGTTGATGCGGTCCTGCACATGCGTCACCGACTCATCCGTGAACCTGCAGTGATACATGTTGAGGGCGTACAGGCCAGCGTCGTAAGGAGTGCGCCACATCGCAATGCGCCCGCCTTCGAACCAGCAGCGATAGATGATGTCTTGGTCGCGTTGGTTGGTTTCCTTCGGGAAGCCCATCAACGGAAACTTTTTATATTCCATATTCGGCTTTCTCCTCTGGCGTGAACAGATCGATCTGGTCCCTCCCTTCATACATATCATCGTTGTGGATGGCGATGTCGGGCTTGCGCTTATCGGCCAGCAGTCGTGCCGTTGTTAGTAATTCCTTGGCGACGGCACGGACGGCAGTGAGCATCAGCTCCTCCTGTTCCTTGGTGTCGAAGTCGACGCGCAGATCGATGATCCAGTTCTTCTGTGTCATTGGGTTACTCCGTGGGTAATGGGTTCGTGCCGGTCGCTCTCTTCCAGATCCATCTTGCCGCACTTGACGAGATCGACGACCATTGCGTTGAACTCTTTCTTCTCGGCCTTGGCCATCTTGATAACGGCTTCAAAGAGTTCATCAGGGAAGCGGACAGCGACTTGCGTCTGGCCTCGCATGCGGAAGCCCTTGGGGTATTTGATGCTCATGGTTACTCCAATGCAGGGGCGGGTGTGTGCAGGAAGTGTCTGACGATTGACGTGGCGTCGTCGTTGGAGCGGCGGCCACGCTCGCGGATCATTCCCTCGTTGGCATGGTGCAGCGAGTCGAACGGACCCACGACAAGGACATCGTCGGGCTTACTAAAAGTAACGATGATGACGTACACGGGTAACCTCCAGAAGTAATTGGTGGGTGAGGTTTGCCGTCTTAGGGCTAGGCTTACTGGGAGCCTCACTTACGCTACCACCATCGCGGCCCTATCCACACTGCAGGGCGAGCCACGTTGTTTGCAGGAGTCACCCTGCTTCATCATCGATGTCGTGACCACCGACTAGCCGGTGACAAACCGGCGTGGCTCTTATGTCGTCAGCGCTGCCATCAGCGATGCATTGGCAGCAGACCAAGCACGCATGATCGGGTCGACAGCCAGCGCATGGTTGCGTCGGCAGGCGGCCTTGGCGAACGTGACGGCGAACTCTTTCGGCATGCGCTCGATATACTCGATCACAGACTTCAGTGTCGCCGAGGTAACGCGATGCGCCAGATTGAACACCACCAGCATTTGCGAGTCGACCTTGGTCGGCAGCTTGCAGTTGGCGGGATCACGCACGATGGCTTCGAACTTGGGCATCTCCTTCTCCAGCCGGACGAAGGCGAAGTACTGCGCCGCCGTCGGACCAATGAGTCCCATCGCGCCTTCGATGGTCTTGGCGTCGTCAGGCACGTAGCCCAGCCGGGCATGCTTGACCTTTATCTTGCGGTCCATCATGACCAGCGAACGCGGCGTACACCACGGACCCTGCTTCTCGGGGACTTCATCCGCAAACACCAGCGTCGGGTTCTGCACCGCGAATGCGATACTTAGCGGGGTAACATCGTTCGCCGTTGCCCACGCCACCCACGCCTCGACCGATGGCGTCACGTTGTAGAGGTTGCGACGGTTGATGACGAAGTCGAAGCCCTTGGTCACACCAGAGCGATCTTTCGCCCGGTTCGACGCAGCGACCACACCCCAGCCCGCGCTGTTCTCGCCGCCCAGCGTCCACGGGCCAACTCGCTTGTTGAGCAGCAGCTCTGCCGACACCCGCTTGGTGTCCGCCTCGCCCTGACCGTACTCGTCGAGGAACAGGATGCCGCGCTTGTACATCCACGTCGGCTTACCTTGCTGGGTAACTTGCCAGAGCGGCAGCGTCGGCTCGGACACAGTGATATGCTGACCGTCGCCGAAATCCTTGTCGCCCTTGAAGAGATAGCCCATCAGGTCGGGCACCTGCTGGGTGGCGAGGAAGAGCTTGGAGAAGCCCCACTCGAAGCCGTCACGGGCGCTTAGTTTGGCAACGAGCTGTTCGATGAACTCGGACTTGCCGATGCCGGGTGGTGACTCAAGCTCGACGGCAATGCCAGCATCAATATCGTCGATGACTTCCTGTTCCAGATCAATGAAGTTCACAGTTGTCTCCTAGAGTAGTGCCGCGATCAGCGGCGTGTGGGGTGGGGGGAGTGCGCTAGTTGTTATCTAATCGGGTGCAGCGCCTTCATTTTCTTGTGGACGCTTATACCCATCTCGTTGGCGATTGGCTCGCAAGTAAAGTACGGGCCGCACGTCAGGCATTGGTGCCGCCGCCAGTAACCGTCTTCCCGGCGGAACGATGTCTTGACCTTGCCGTAGACGTTACAAGAGGGGCAGCCCATGTGACCGACTGTTGGTATGGTTCGGCGGTCAGGTGGCGACTGGCTGGTTACCTGCATGGGTAACCCCGGTACCTCGACTGCCCTGAAGTGATTGCGGCAGTCATCACTCTTGCACTTGTAAAAGAACCTGCGGGCGCGCTGGTCGGTGTCGGTGTAACGATAATCGACCTCGCGTCCGCAGCGTGGGCAGGGGAGTACTCGGCTCATCGCTTCTCCTTCTTGGTGGATACCAGAGGCGTCTTGCCGTTCGGATAGAACACCTCCAGAGACTCTTCCTCGGTGCGCAGCACGATGTGCCGCGTGTTGTCGTCCAGTCGCCCCCAATGCTCCTTGTCGATAAGCAACAGGTTCTGTTGCCTGAAGAACATCGTGAGCATGGACGGCAGCGGCATGACTTCGACGTAGCGGATCAGGCGCGGGGGACGCCCGTCGTCGGGACAGAATGCTGACATCACTCCACCGCGCGCGGTGCGGGACGAACAGCCAGCTTCGCCAGCTCCTCGCGTGGATCAGGCGTGATGATCGCCGGGGCGATCTTGGTTAGCGGCGACTCACGCAGCGACACGGCAACGAGGCGTGCGTATCCGGTGATGTCGTCCCAGTGGTCGGCATAGGCCGGGTTGCCTGAGAGGACGCGGGCGATCTTCATCGCGATCATGTCAAGCGACTCGCGCTGCATGTCTGTGAGGATGCTCCAGTTGTTGCCCTCGCGCATGGCTTGGCGCAGGTGCTGCGCGGTGCGTGATGTGTCGGCGTAGTTGCCGTGCGTGGTCTGCCGGTCGGCAAGCACTTTATCGATCTGGTCTTTCATAGTTACTTCTCCGGGTTAGAGTTGCGAAGGACGGGGCGTGGGTCGGGCGTGCGCTGAAACATCGCCCGCAGGAGTTCAGCCATGCGGGCGAGACGCTCGTCGGTTTCTTCTTTAGTCTCGGACTTGGGTTTGCTCATCTCACATACTCAATGAGTGCATCGCGCATCTTCCACACGTCGCAGATGGGGCAATGCTCCTCGTATTCCTCACAGCGCTTGCCGTAATACTCGGTGAGGTAACTATCCAGCTTTGCCGTGATCTCGTCGGTAGCGTCTTGGTAGTCACACCAAGTCGCTTCAAGTTTAACCATGGTCATTCCTCTTCTGCCGGGTTGTAGGTTCTGTACTCGCTGAAATCTATTGGCGGTCGGTTTGCCCAGAAGTTAAATATTTCTTGGAAGCCTTGCGGTGCCGCTTCCAAAACAGGCGCTTGGCGTACGGGCGCAGGTGCTTCCACCAGCTGCTTGCGCCTGCGGGGCTTACGTGGCTTACGGGGCGTGCCATCTGGTTTCTCCTTTTTGGGTTTAGCGGCTTTGAGCCAGTCGGGTTTGGGGGCGCGTGGAGTGCGCGGCTTGCGTGGCTTCTTGACCTTGGGAGCCATCACCCATCCATAGGGAAGGATGTAAGGCCATGCACAGAACTCGTCGTAGATCTTAGCCACGTTGATACCTCGCATACAGTTTCAGCTGCTCCCAGCCATCCTTCTCTTCTTCCTCGGGCTGGACATGGGGGATTACCTCGTGGGTAATGCAGAAGCCGCCATAGTAGCCGTTGTGTTCGTTGTGGTTGGCAACCGTGAAGTCACCCACGAAAGTATTCACGATCAGGAACTGGCACTCGTGGTCGCCATAACTATCATCCTGAATGTTGGGGGCATCCCTGATCTCGTAGCCCATGAACGCGTGACCCTCCCAGTAATGGATGTCGTCGTCGCATGTCATGTAGCGCGTCTCGCAGCAGCACTGCCCGTCGTCCATCAGGACCAGCGTGCAGTCGTCGAACCGGATGAACAGCTTGTCATCCTTGACGGTGATCTTCTCGATCAGCTTGCCCCTGCAGGGGATCGATTGGTTGTCCATCGTTACCTCCTGAATTAATGGTTGCCGTTAAACTCACCGCCATCGATACCTAGCGACAGCCCAACCAGCACAATGAAGATGAAAAGAATGACGCCTACTGTATTGTGGCTCATCAGAAGTCTCCCGGTGCTACTTGAGCGCACGGCACGCCGTTGGCGCGCCACATATCGACAACACGCTTGCGGTCATCGAACGCCATGATCGGCTGGTACCCGTCAGCTCTTACTTCTGCGAGTAACTCAGCCTTGATGATGTCGTCGGAGCGATAGTCACCGTCGGCACGCATGTAGATCGGTGCCAGAACTATGCGCGGCGCTTCGTCGAAGTGCTTGGCGATCCACTCGACGGTCATCGGGCGCTGGCATTCGTTGCGCCCGCTCATGAACACAACGAAGTGCTGCTGGCTGCACAGCTTCGCCAGATCGACCATGTGCTTGATGGGCGTATCAGCGAAGCAGAAGTGCTTGAACGAGTTCCAGTCCTTCTTGCCGTCTTTTATGAAGTGGAGACGATGTGTCAGGTCGGCTAAAGTGCCGTCGATGTCGAAGATGTAACAGGGGCGTGGACGCAGGGTGGGAGTGCGCGTTGTCATTTGCCGTAGTCCCTCTTTTGTGGCTCGACCACGTTGTCTGGAAAGGTAACGCCTTCGCCGAACTTCCACTCGAACACTACCGAGTCACCGGCATCGACGATGATTACCCGCCG